GCACTTTTTTCGCGCGTATGCACGAAAGATAGTTGTGTTGACGATCTTGTTCAAATCTAAATGTAAAGGATGAAGTTTTGTGATCTCTATTACCAAGGACGAAAAGATGCTTCTGGAGAAGCTGTACCCCCAGTACAAGTATCCGCGCACGATGAAGCAGCGCACGAAGCGCCACCATTACTTCTGCACGGAGTCCGAGGAGCTGATGCGCGCGATCGCCGACACGAACGAGGCGGCGGCGGAGCTGGTGCGCGAGTTCGACAGGCGCAGGGCGATGCGCGAACGTCGCAGGCGGCATGATTGGAGTCGTGATCGCTGATGGCGTTTCAGGACAGGATCGAACGATATGAGCACGCCACGATCGACTGCGCCGACCAGACGGTGACGGAGTATCGGGATGACGCGGTGTGCAGCTATGCCATCGGCGAAATCCTCAAGCGCTGGGACGGCGTGCCGGACGTGACGATCACGATTGAACGGCGGCGCGAGATGCCGCCGACAGGAGAGAGGTGACGGAAGACGTGAATCCCAAGTATGAGAGGCGCGAGGGCGAGGATGCGTATGAGTACGGGCTTCGGCTGATTGCGACAAAGGTGGAGGAGCAGCCGGAGGATCTGGACTGGCAGGACATCGTGGAGGCGCTTGGCCTCGATTGCCACAGGGACAGCCTGCGCAAGGCTGCGGCGGTGACGCCGTACTCCGGTTACGCGGTGATGCAGCACTTCAAGAAGAAGCTGGGCGCGTCCTCCGACACGGCGAAAAGCGCCTACCTCGACGAGATCGAGGCCAAGACCATGAAGATGCGCAAGGAAGCCAAACGCTTCTACGACCAGCGCCGCGAGTTTAACAAGCTCGTTGACAAGCTGGGGCGCGAGGAGAACCTGGAAGACCGCCTGGTCGCTGCTGCGCGCGAGCTGAACGAGTCCGTGCCGCTCGCGGTGGATAAGGACAGGGAGTATCTGCCGTGCGACGACGAAGCTGTTTTGGTGCTCGCCGACTGGCACTACGGCATGGTGACGAACAACATCTGGCAGCACTACGACACCGACGTTTGCCGCGAGCGCGTGGAAACGCTCGTCGACGCCGTGATCGACAGGCTGCGGCTGCACCGCCCGAAGAGGCTGCACGTCGTATTGCTGGGCGACATGGCGCATGGCGCGATCCATACGAGCGTGCGCGTGGCGAGCGAGGAGCTTGTGTGCGAACAGGTGATGCAGGTGAGCGAGATCATCGCCCGCGCGATCGCCGTGCTTGCCGACGAGGTGGAGGAAACCGTCGTCCACGCGACGTACGGGAACCACCTGCGTACGGTACAGAACAAGAAAGACAGCATCCACGCCGACAACATGGAGCGGCTGATCCCGTGGTGGCTGGAGCAGCGCCTTGGCGAGCGCAGCGACGTCACATTCCCGGAGGCGGAATACTACGAGTTCTTGTATTTCGACGTCTGCGGATACCATGTCTGCGCGACGCACGGCGACCTTGACAACGTGAGAAGTGCCGGACGGACGCTCAATACGTTGTTCCAGAAGAAGTACGGCACCGGCATTGACTATGTGCTGCTGGCCGACAAGCACCACAAGGAGGAGTTTGAGGAGCTTGGCGTTGAGGCGATGATCGTGCGCGCACTTTGCGGCGTGGATGACTATGCCAATGACAAGCGGCTCTATTCGACGCCGGGGCAGCTTTTGATGTTCTTCAGAAGCGGCGTTGGTGCGGACGCCACATACCAAATTCGGCTGTGAAAGCCAAACGAAAGGAATGATACCATTTGCTCAAAGAGGATATGACGTCGGCGCTCTCCGACCTCGGATACTGCAAGGGGCAGGCCGGCGAGGTGATCACGGATCTGTTTCGTATCATCTCTGAGGCGCTGGTACGCGGGGAGAGCGTGCGGGTGTACGGCTTCGGCACGTTTGAGGTCAAGACGCACAAGGGGCGCTTGGCGCATAATGTGGCGACGGGTGAAAACCGCGTGCTGCCCGATTATCCGGTTGTGTCATTCAGACCGGGCGAGAATCTGAAGGAGGCCGTGAAGAGCGGCGACTTGGGGAAGCTCGCCAAACAGGAAAAGTAAAAATCTCAAGCCCTCCGAGGTCTGCGGACTGGCGGTGAAAGCTCGACGTTTTTGGACGCATGAGAAAGGCACTGATTATTCTATACCCGAACTGGAGGACAATTTTCTATGGCAAGCAGAAAGGCAACAACCGAGGAAAAGGCGGCGCGTAAGCTGCCGACGAGTGAAAACGGGCATGGCGTCCACTACATCACAAAGTCCGGCAGGGAGTATTGCGTGAGCCATTGCGTTGAAAAAGGGCGTTTTACGCTCTGGCGCATCGTCCCGAACGGGTATATCAAGCTGACGAGCGCGATGACGCCACAGGAATTGTATCCTGTGGCGGACGCTGACAAGTCTTAATACTGCGGGTTGGAGGAGCGGATGCCTTGTCGCCCCCATACGGCGAAGACGCTGGTTCAAATCCAGCACCCGCAACCATTTGCCGATCTGCCATGAGTAGAAACGGCGGAACCGTCGCGGTCAGCGGACGCGGCGGCGATATACGAAGAGCAGAGACGACTCCCCTCTGCTCTTTCTTTTTATGTTTTTCAGGCTGCGAAAGGAGGTGTCGCTATGGCAAAGAAGCAGCTTAAAAAGACGGTTCCCAAGGTCAATAAGAACGCGAAGCCGAGCGACATTGAGCCTCGCGTCGTGTCGGATGAGTCGTACCGTTGCTCCTGCTGCGGACACAAGTACGCCAAGCAGGAAGGGAATTTCAATGTTTCCAAATCCCCGATCTACAAAGGGAATAACGGTTATATGACCATTTGCAAGCGCTGCATCGGGCAGCTCTTTGACCAGTACATCGACTTCTTCGATAAGGACGAAGACGCGGCGATGGAGCGCATCTGTCAAATCACGGACATGTACGTCGACGAGACGGCATGGGCGGCAAGCCGAAAGATCAGCGCGGATCGCAACCGCATGAGCGCCTATGTCGCCAAGCTCAACCTCAACCAGAGCGCGGTCGGCTCGACATACGCGGATACGCTGGTCAAGCGATGGGAAAGCGAAGCGCAGAACGCGGAAAGCCTTGAGCAGGCGGAGAAGAACGGCGTCGACATTGACACGGCGCGTCGCTTCGGACTTGGCTTTTCCGACAGCGACTATGACGCGATGCAGGCCGAGTACGACAGTTGGGTGGAGAAAGAGGGAAAGCCCATCGACAAGCGGCAGGAGGAGCTTTATGTGACGATGTGCTATCTGCGGCTCAACCTGCAAAAGAGCACGCAGAATGGCAGCGGCAATATCGGAACGGTTGCCAATTCGTACAAGAGCTTCATTGAAGCGGCGACGACGGAGATCGAAGACCGTAAGAAAGCCGCTGCGGAAGCGGTTGAGCTAAAGCCGATCGGACTATTGTACCGCGACATCGAGCAGTTTACGCCGGCCGAGTTCTTCAAGGACAAGAAGCTCTACTCCGATTACGACCAGCTCGGCGAGTACATTGAGCGCTTTATGGCGCGCCCGCTGCGCAATCTGCTGACCGGCTCTAAGGAGATGGACAAGGAGTTCAACCTGTCCGGCGCGGAGGAGTGATCGGCATGGAAATGAATTACGAAGAGCTGATGGACGACAATCAGCTTTATTTACACGAGAAATTTTCGGCGAAGGACTACCTCAGCGATCCGGAGCACGTCAAGCGGCTGTTGGATTGGATGACGTTCTGGCGGCGCAACCCTGGGCGGTTTGCCGAGCAGTATTTCAACATGAAGCTCCATTTGTACCAGCACATTATTCTTTTGTTCATGTTCTGGTTTCCGAGCCTTTGCGTCGTCGCGGCGCGAAGCGACGCAAAGAGCTTTATCATCGCGGTCGGCGCGTGCGTGATGTCGATTTTGTATCCCGGATCGCAAATCGTGATCGCGTCAGCGACCAAGGGGCAGGCAAAGCTCATCGTGAGCGAGAAGATCAAAACGATCATCTTGCCGCGCGCGCCGCTGCTTTCCGAGGAGATCGAGACGTTCCGCGATAGCCAGAACCAAACGGAGGTCATCTTCAAAAACGGCAGCTCCATCGTGGTCGTGCCGGCGATCGAAACGGCGCGCGGACACCGCGCGACTTTTATCATCTACGAAGAGTTCCGCATGATCCTCAAAAAGATCGTGGATACGGTACTCTCGCCGTTTCTTGTGGTGCGGCACGCGCCGTTTATGGACAAAGAGGAGTATGAGGATCTGAACGAGGAGCCGAAGGAGGTCTACATCAGCTCCGCGTGGTACAAGAGCCATTGGATGTGGAACAGCATCATCAAGCTCTTTACCAAGGACATGCTGACGAACAAGACCTCCATGCTTATCGCGATGGATTATTCCATCGCGCTGCGGCACAAGATCAAGACGCGCAATTACCTCATCAAGGAGCGCAAGAAGCTCGACCGCGTTGCGTGGGCGATCGAGTACGAAAATCAGATGGTTTCCGAGAACGCGCACGCTTACTTCACCTACGAGTTGTTGAACAAAAACCGCGTCATCAAGCGCGCTTTCTATCCGCGCCGCAACGAGGATGTCTTGTCGCACACGAAGAACAAGTATGCCATTCCCAAGCAGAAGGGCGAAATCCGCATCATCGCGTGCGATATTGCCTCTGAGGGCGGCAACGGGAATGATAACTCGATCTATTCGTGCATCCGCGCGCTGCCGGAGAGCAAGGAATACAAGTCGACCGACACGGGCGGCGAGCACATCGAGGTCAAGCAGGGTTATCGGCGTCAGGTGGTCTACATCGAGGCGCAGAGTGAATTTGAAACGACGAAGCAGGCAATCCGCATCAAGCAGCTTTTCGCTGACTTTGACGCGGATTATTGCGTGCTCGATACGCGAAACGCGGGTGTTTCGATTTACGACAGCCTTGCCAAGGTGCTCTATGACGAGGAACGCAACGTGGAGTACGAGCCGTGGACGTGCATGAACGACGAAAAGCTCAAAGGCCGCGTGGTCATCGCAGGACAAAAGGAAGTTGTTTTCTCGATCAAGGCGAGCCTTGAGATGAACAGCGCGATCGCGGTGTGTATGAAAAAGACGCTGACCGACCGCATGATCGACCTGATGGTGAACCATCAGGAGGGCGTTGAGGAGCTTGCCCGCCGCGTGCCGGAGTATGCCGAGGCGGATGTTGATTTGCAGATCTTCTATGAGCGTCCGTATTTGGAGACCGTGGCGCTGGTAAACGAGATGATCGCACTGGAGTACACGGTGATGGATCAGACGCAGCTTATCAAGATCGCAGAGAGGGCGACGGAGCGGAAAGACCGCTACACGTCGGTTTCTTACGGCAACTACTTTATCGAACTGTTGGAAAAAGACCTTTTCTCCGACAGCACCGAATACGAGTACACGCCATTATTTAACTGAAAAAAGGAGGTGAGAGCAGCATGGCAGAAAAATCGAGGTTTCGGCTTTTTGAGCCGAGGGGCGGCAGCAGAAGCGCCGCGCCGCAGACCGAGCAGAGCGCGGCAAGCGCGCCGGAGAGCGTGCAGGGCGGCGAGGTCAATTCGTTTGGCGCGTGGGTAAACATCAACGTCGACCATTCGGAATGTGTCGGCGCGCCGTATTCGCCGGAGGCTGTGCAGCGCATGGCGCGCAATCCCATGACGTATATTCGTGAGCTGCGCCGGTGGGCGAAGTGGGCGTATTACGCAAACGGCACGGTAACGAACGCCATCGACAGCCTGGAAACGCTGCACTCGCTGGACTACATCGTGGTGACGAAACCCAAGCGCGCGGACGTCGCGCGCGGCGCGAGCAGGGATCAGCGCGATCGGATGAACGCCGTGCTGCGCTCGATCCGGTATAAGGAGGTCATCCGCAACGCCATTCATCACGCGGCGAACGAGGGCATGTACGTCGGGTATATGGAAACGCGCCGTGTGAGCGTGGATCGGCGCATGGCGCTGACCGATGAAGACATCCGGAGCATTTCGGAGATTAACGAGAGCGGTGTAAACACGATGGTTTTTACGCTGCCGGTGGATTATGTGCGCATCATCGGGCGGCGCAACAACTGCTATGAGGCGGCGTTTGACCTGCGGTATTTCGACGGCATGAGTGAGGATGAGCAGAAGCGAAAGCTCGCGAGCTTCCCTAAGCAGATCCAGGACGGATGGGGAAAGTATCACAAGGGAGATTTCAAGAACGGCGAGTGCTGGCTGCGACTCGACTGGCGCAAGACGATCGTGGTCAAGATCAAAAGCGGCGTCAACGATCCCTTCGGCGTACCGTTTGCGGTCGCCGCGCTCGATGACATCGACTATGCCAACTACTTCACCAAGACCAAGCGCCATGTGCTCGATACGGTGAACAACCAAATCTACTACGAGACCTTTCCGGAGGGCAAGGACAAGGGTACATCCGCGCTGACCGACAAGCAGCAAAAGAAGCAGCACGACACCGTAAAGGGCGCGCTTACCACGCGCAGCGAAAACGGCGTGAGCTTCTTTTCCCTTGCGGCCGGCACGAAGATGGAACGGCTTCCGGTCGACGTCGACATTCTCGACGAGGAGAACGACAACGGCATCAAGGATAAGGTCAACGACGGCATCGGCTTCTCCGCCGCCGCGCTCGGCGGCAGCTCAACGGGCAACTACGCTACGGCGTCGCTCAATCTGGAGATCATCGCAAACAAGGTGTTCACATGGATCGAGGCGGTCGTTGAGGAGCTGAACAAGTGCCTTGGCTACGGCGCAATGAAGGATGCGGATTACCGTGTGGAGTTCCGCGTGCTGCCGATCACGTTCGCAAACCGCGAAAAGCTCGTGAAGATCCTCTCCGACCTCTATGCGCGCGGCAAGGGCAGCCTGATCGCGTGGATCGCCGCAAGCGGCGTGAACGCGGACGACTATCTGACGCTGATGGACTATGAGCTTGATGAGGACTTTGAGAATGTCTATCCCGTGCATAAGACATCGTTCACCATGACGGGCAAGGATGCGCCCGACGACGATGTGGACAAGAGCCACGCCGGAGCCGAGCAGAATCCCAGCACGGAGAGCACGACGGAGAACGACGGGAACGCTCTGCCGTCCCCAGGCACTTGAGGGGAGGTGAGGCAGGATGTTTGAGAGATCCAAAATGAAGTTTCCCATTTTCGAGATTGCCAGCAAATCGACGGTCGCGGGCAGACGGCACATCAAGGTCGTGCTGCACGAGATCTTTCCCAACGATCAGAGCTGGCAGGAAAACGGCATCTCGTGGAATGAGGAGTATGTGCGCAACAACATCGAGTCCGTTAAGGGCATGTCGCTTACCGTTGAGTTTTTGACGGGAGATCGCGACGTTCCGTACGGTCACGGTATGACCGGCGCGCGCAACAATATGCCACTTTTCGAGGACGCCACGATGGTCGGGTTTTTCGATAAGGCGTATGTGGACGATGTGCAGATCGACGGGCAAACCCATCGCGTTCTGATCGCGGAAGGGTGGCTGGACGAGATGCGCTATCCGAAGTTCGTGGACTGGCTGACGCAGCACATGGCGGACGGAACCGTCAAGGGCAGCGTGGAGATCGCCGGCAAGCCGGAAAACGAAGGTCAGATTATTTACTCCGGCGGTTGGAAGGAGCAGGGGCGCGTGCCGCAGATCTACGATTACAGCGGTTACGCGATCCTCGGCATCAAGCCGGCAGATGAGACGGCGATCGTGATGGAGTTAAATAATAAGAAAAATGCGAAGGAGGATGACAGCATGGATTTTGAGGAAATGTTGAACAAGACGAAGGCGGCCGTCTCGAACGCTATGGTGGAAGCCAACAACCGCTGGGACGAATACTGGGCGCAGCTTTCCGCCAAGGACGCGAAGATCGCGGAGCTTGAGGCGGAGATCAAGGATAAGGAAGCCCAGATCGCGCACGTCGAGGAGGAAAAGGCTCAGCTTCGCGCGGACTTCGACGCGAAGGAGGCCGGTCTTACCGAGGCGAACGCCAAGGTCGAGGAGTTGAACGCCAAAATCGCAGAGATGGAGGCCAAGAACACCGAGCTTGCGAACGAACAGCTCAAGGCTGAGCTGAACGCGGCGCTCGCGCCCTACACCGAGGAGCAGCGCAAGGTCGCGGAGGCGGAGATCAACGCCTTTAACGAGAATCCCGGCAGCGTTGAGATCAACGCGATCGTCGGCAAGATCTGCACGGAGATCGTGCGTGCGGCGCAGGTTGCCAAGACGAGCGAGCAGAACGCCGCGAGCGAGATCGACGTGTTCGCAATCGCAGAAACCGCTCCCAAGAGCGAAGACCAGCCTGACGATGACGTCAGCGTGTACTAATTTTTGAAGGAGGAATACCAACATGAAGTACAAGACTATTGGCGCGTTCAAGAACGTGCAGAACGTCGGCAACTGCAAGGCTGCCGTCGACATGAAGGTCGGTATGGGCGTCATTCTCAATCAGGTGAACAAGACCGCAAAGCTGCCGACCACTGCGGATGAGGCGAAGGCCGCCTATCGCATCGTGACCAACATCAACGACAAGCCGGAGATGCACAACTTCTCCCAGACCGTCGAGGTCAAGACCGGTGAGTATGTCCGCGCGGACGACCTCACCACGGTTGGCAATCTCGAAATCGAGTTCGCCGCGAGCGAGATCAGCACCGCGTACGCTTCCGTCGCAGTGAACGACAAGCTCGTGTTCGGCATCGGAGGTCTTTTGGAGAAGACCGCCGACGTTGACGGCTACAAGGTCTATTTCGAGGTCATCGAGAAGACCGCCTACATGGGTAACGGCGTGCTTGCCGTGATCCGCGTGCAGTAAGAAAAGAAAAGGAGGGCTATACAATGAGCACTATCTATGAAATCAATATGGCGAACGCCCGTCCTGACAACGCTCCGGCGCGCGTCACCGAAAAGTCTCCCATCGTGGAGGTTTTCTCCGCGCTGGTGCAGGGCAATCGCCCCAACGTCAGCGACAAGGTTCTGGACAAGTCCGTCGCCGAGATCAGCTCGCTTGCTGAGAAGGCTCTGAACGGCGATCCCGTCGCCCAGAGTGAGATCAACGCGATCATCCGTTTCTCCATCGAGCCGAAGCTGATGCAGGCGATCAAGCTCTTCAACTTTATGGGTTCCTTCAAGCGCATCGGCTACAACGAGCAGGCGATGATGAAGACCTACAAGTACGAGAGCGTCGACAGCCGCTTCCAGGCGGGCAGCTCCGACGTGCCGTTCGCTGCCGTCAACTGGCGCGAGTATCCGATCGCCACTCAGACGATCAGCGGCGGCATCAGCATCGACTACCGTGAGCTGCAGAGCGGCAACTTCGACGGCAACCTTGCCGAGGGCGTCAATCAGGTCAAGATCGACATGCAGAACAAGGCCGTCTACTTCGTGATGACCGTTCTCTACAACGGTCTCAAGAACGCCAGCGGCGTCAAGCACTTTGCCGAGTCCACCGGTATCACCAAGACCGGCGTTGACAACATGCTCAAGTCCATGCGTCGTTACGGCAAGGTCAACATCGCCGGCGACTACAGCGTCGTGAGCCAGTTCAACGACTTTGCCGGCTACCTGACCGTTGGCGCGAATACCATTCCGTTCGGCGCTGACGTTGTTGCGGATGAGATCCGCAAGACCGGCCTCATCAGCTTCTACAACGGCGCGTATGTCACCGAGCTTCCCAACGCGATCAACTGGACGAAGCTCAACGCTGCCGGCACCGACTACGACCTCTACATGCCGCAGGGACTCCTGTTCTTCCTGCCGCAGGGCAGCGTTTCTCCGCTGCAGTGCTTCCTGCGCGGCGGCATGACCAGCATGACCGGCGACGACATCGTGACGCGCCAGCACATGACGCGCTTCGACATGGAGTTCGGCGCTGGTATCGCGGAGGGCATGGAAGACCAGATCGGTCTCATCTCCGACACGAACTACGAGCGTCCCAACGTCGGCTAAGAATTTCATTTGAAATCTGAGCCGTCTGCGGGCGGATAATTACAGGGAGAGGCTTTACGGCCTCTCCTTGTTTTTGCGATACCCAAATACGCCCCATAGTGGGTTATGAAAGGAATTTACGATCATGGCGACAAACAATGTTCTGGTAGACAATCTGTGCTCATGGCCTTTGTACTTCCACCGCGCGACCGGACAGGGCGACGTGATGATCCCCGCGAACGCGAAGGGTTATCCGCTGCTCTCCCGCGATGAGGTGCAGGCGCAGATCCAGCTCGGCAACAAGATGTTCACCGGCGAGGATGGGCTTGGCGATCACGCGCGTATTCGTATCGTGGATGACGCCGCGCGCCGCGATGTGTTCGGCCTCGACGAGCAGCAGACTGGCGAGCCGATCGTCCTGGATGAGGAGGCTGTCAAGGCGCTGCTCGCGATCAAGAGCAAGGCGAAGTTCAACGAGCGTCTTCGCGAGCTGGTGAGCACCGACGCGGAGAAGCGTATGCTCGTGGATATCGCGTTCAAGGTCGGCGCTGAGGACGCGGAGACCTGGAAGGTCGACGCGCTGCGTGTGCTCGCGGATCAGCGCGATTTCTGATAATCGAAAGGAGGCGTGGTTATGGCGACTACGTTTTCGGACATCGAGACCATCTTCCATTCCATGCCTTTGACGAAGTTCGATATTCCGGAGGGCTTGGAAAAAGCATGGCTGGCGGTCGCCGTCGCGGACTATGAGCTGAACATCGACGCGCCGCTTGGATACAGCGCAGAGACGAGCGAGTTTTCGGGCGACCTTGACATGACCGTGCAGCGCACGCTTGCGCAGATGATGTATGTCCAATATCTCCAGCGCGAGCTTTCCCGCGTGATGGCGCTCAACGGTATCTACGGCAAGGACGTGCAGCTCACCGGACAGGACGCGACGAAGCGCGTGACGAAGCAGGAGCTTGACGACCAGCTCGCCCGTGTGGAGAGCCTGCTGCACCGACAGAAAGATCCCGCCTACAACTGAGGAGGTGGGAAGTATGTCGGATGAATCGAAGAAGTGGTATCGGATGACGAGACCGCTTTTCAACAGCGGCTTTGAAAACGACGAGTTCTGGGCGTACGGGCAGGACGGCTTTGATGAGCTGCTTGCCTCCGCAATCGGTGCGGATGTACTGATCTACGACAAGAAGATCACCGCCACGCCGCAGCGCGTGCGCGCGATCGTGCAGCAGAAGACGAGCGACACCTACACCAGCTCGACCGTGCGGCAGATCCTTTGCCGCATCGGAACGCTGCATTGCGGGCAGTATGTCCGCTACGACGGATCGCTGTGGTTGGTCAGCGGCGTGCCGGACAACAACCGTGTGTACGAAAAAGCCGTGCTTTGGAAATGCAACCACACGCTTCGCTTTTTGTCTCCGCTGACCGGCGAGATCGTGGAATACCCGATCCGCAGCGAGAACGCGACGCAGTACGGCGACGGCGAGGCGAACAAAACCAACATGTCTATCGGGGATGACAAGATCCTCGTTTATATCCCGTATAACCGCGAAACGATCCCGATTGACAACGGGTTCCGTTTCATCATGGACAAGAACCGTGACAATCCGAGCGTCTACAGCGTGACAAGGGTGGACTCCACCTCTTACGCCGTGGGCGTGGAACAGTTTGATGACGGGCTTTTGCAGTGGATGGTGCTGCAGTCGCAGTTCAACGAGGTCACGGACAGCCGCGAGGAGATGATCGCGGACTTCTACCAGCCGAAGGACGGACAGGAGAATGAGGAGACCGGCAGCAGCGGTTACACGCTGACGCTCAAAGACCTCGACGGAGACTTCCGCTTGACGCTCGGCGAGGAGAAGAGCATCGCGGTCGGCTGCGTGGACGCGGACGGCGCGGAGGTAACGGGATTTGACTACCGCATGGAGTACGATTTGGCGGACGGCGCGGCGGAGGTCGTTCACAGCGGCGGCGATGTGGTGACGCTGCGCGCCGCGACGGACGAGCGCTTTGTCGGCGCGGTCATCACCGTGCGCGCCGTGAGCGATACGCTTGGCTCGACGGCGGAGCTGACGATCCGCGTGGTCGAGTGGTAAGGAGGTGCGGACTGTGGCTCACTATAAGAGCATCATTGACCAAAAGCAGGCTTTGAAGAAAGCGCTGCTGCAAAACCAGAGCGTTGTTAATCTTCTGATGAACACGGGGGACAACGTGCTGGAGTTTGACAATATCCGAACGGGCAGCAAAAGCCCCGCGAAGGATCTCATTAAGACGCACTTCTATGTACCCGGCACGCAGCAGATCGACAAGAACTTCATCGCGATGCGCTCCTCGATCCGCGCGGCGGACAACAACGTCGTGAAGGAGACGGATATGGTTGTGCTGGTTATCTGCAACGACGACCAGATCGACCTTTTGCAAGGATCGCGCGCAGACCTTCTTGCGGATGAAATCGACCAGATCCTCAACCGTACGGATGGGCAGCTCTTCGGATACGGATTCGTCCAGATCCAAGGCGCTGAGGAAGTGCGATTTGCCGATGGATACTCCGGCTGGCAGATGCGCTATATGGTTCACGAAGTCAATCGAAAGGCGGAAAATCTGTGATGAACAATAGCTTTGACGCCTTGCGATTGCTACGGGGCAAGCCGTGTGAAATCGGTGGAGGTATTACGGTGCGCCAACCGACGCTCGATGAGATCGAGGAATACGGCGAACGCGATTATTTCGCGCTGGTGCGCACGTTGACGGCGACGCCCGCAGACCAGAAGGTAGCGATCTGGGACGCGCTGCATATCTACTGGGAGCAGATGGACGAGTTTGAACTGTTCGTCTCGCTTTTCGGTGCGGCGCAGAAACAGGATTGCTCTATTGTGTTTCCCGGACTGGATGTTTCGAGTTTCCGTCCGGTCGTGAATACCAAGACGCAGGAGATCGTGCTGCGCAATGCGGACGGAATTGTCATCGACCGCGCGATCCACGCAAGTCTCACCGGTTATCTCCGCGCCGTCCACCGTTTCACAAAGAACGTGGATACCGGATACAACGACTCCACGCGCGACATTATGATCGAGGATGACCGCGACGAGCTGATGGCGGCGGCAAAAAAGCCGCATGGTTCTCTTCTCATGCCATTGATCTCCGCGATGACGAATTGCGTGGAGTTCAAGTACGGCTTTTTTGAAGCGTGGAATATGCCGATCGGCGCGTTTATGGACGCCGTTGCGCGCGTGCAGAAAGTCAAAAGCGTCGGCTACACGATGAGCGGTATTTATGCCGGCAACGTGGACGTCAAGCGGATCACCAAGAGCCAGCTTGACTGGATGGGAGATCTGAAATGACAAACTGAGAGCCGAGAGGTTCTTTTTATCACACAATGAAAGGAAGATGTAACCATGTTCAATGCAACTAACTTCATTATCGACAAGGTTCGCCGCGTTACCCGCGTCAATCTGACGAGCGGCGACGTCGACTTCACCCTGACGAGCATTGCGAACCCGCAGATCGAGTTCACCGGCGAGAGCACGGACAAGACCGATGCTTACGGCACGCTGCTTGCCCGTTTCGACACCGCCAAGGGCGTCAACTTCTCCGGTGAGGCTTCGCTTCTGTCCCTCGACCTGATGGCCTCTCAGCTCGGCACCGAGGTCGACGTGGCGGACGCCAGCAACAAGCTGACCGGTAAGGTCTTCGAGACGCTGAAGGTCGTTACCTCCGGCGATCCCGCGACCAAGACCGCGACGCTTACCCATACGCCGAAGACCGCACCCGCGAAGATCTACGTTCTCGCCGAGGACAAGACCATTGCCGATACCATTGCCATCGGCGCGGAGGCCGGCGACGCCAGCATTTCCGGCAAGGTCGTTACTCTGCCCGACAGCTTCACCGGCACCATGATCGGTGTTCTGTACGAGTACGAGACCGACAGCGCCGTCAAGGTCATTGACGGCAGCGAGAACTTCGCCGAGGCCGCCGAGTACATCGTCGACATCCTCGCGGCGGACGTGTGCAATCCCGCGAGCAAGCGCGCCGGTGTGATCGTCTTCCCGAAGGCGAAGATCGACAACAACTTCTCCATTACGCTCACGACCGAGGGTACGCACCCGTTCGGCTTCACCGCGCTCAAGGATTACTGCTCCGACGACGCGGAGCTGTGCTACATCCTCTTCAACGAGTAAGAGGAGGCGGCAATGCAGCGCGCGTGCAGCGTGTGCGGAGCCATGTATGAGACGTGCTACGTCTGTGAGAAGACGAAGAGCTGGCGCGTGCATACGGACACGCTCGACCACTACTACATTCTTACCGTGCTGATGGACTACAAGACAGACCGCGACGCGAAACGCGCATATCGCGCGCTTCGCAAACGCGGCGTCGATTTCTTCCGCACGGAAGGGTACACGGAGAGCGTGCGGTCGCTTCTGGGAGAGATCTACCGCGAGCACAAGGGTAAGAGCGCCGTGGCGCTCGCACCGATCGCGGAGGAAACGCCGGATGCGGCGGATACCGCGAACGCAGAGAAATGAAGAGAGGGCGAAAGCCCTCTCTTTTTTGGCATGAGGTGAGAAGGAATGAAGATTTTGGCGGTCGATCAGGCGCGCAACGGCGCATGGTCGGTGTTCGATTATGAGAAGAAGAAACTGCTCGACTACGGTGTGTGGTCGTATCCGAGCGAAAAATGCACGTTTGAACAGGCTGTTTTGCAAATCGAAGCATTGCTGGATGGAGTGATACGCAAGCAGGGCGTCGATGCGGTTTTCCTGGAGGACATTCAACTGCGCAGGAATGTGCAGTCCTTTAAGAGACTGGCTCAGCTCCAAGGCGTACTCGTCAATCTTTGCGAAAAGAACGAATACCTTTACGGTTTGGTTCCACCGGCGCAGTGGCAGAGCTTTTGCAAGGCAAGAGGCAGGACAAGCAAGGAGATCAAGGCGAATGTGACCGAGATCGAAAGCGGTAAAAAGACGTCCAAGATCCTCTCGATCCAAGCGGCAAAGAACATTTACGGTATCGAGACAGAGGATGACAACCTTGCGGACAGCATTATGCTGGGGCATTACTGTCTGCACAATATCAGCATCACTTCCGAAGGAGTGTGCGAAATCAAAGAGCAATAGGAGGACGCGATTATGATGAACGACAAGAACAATGGCTTTGAGATGGAGGAGGACTTCATCGACGTTTCCGAGCTGATGGACACACATCTCCCCGAACCGGCCATGCTTGAATATTATCGCGGGCTTAAAAACCGCGAGATCGAGTGGAACGGCGACATCGAGGACGGCACGCTGGACATCGCTCACTATATCCGCAAGTGGAACCGCGAGGATCGCGGCATCGAGCCGGAGAAACGCAAGCCCATTCGCATCCTGATCAATTCGGACGGCGGAAGCGTCGACGTTGTGATGAACATTATCGACACGATCCGCCTTTCCAAGACGCCGGTTTACACCATCGGTCTTGGCCGCGTTTACAGCGCCGGCGGACTGCTTTTGATGGCCGGACATCGGCGATATATCTTCGAGCACACGAGCTGTCTTATTCACGACGGTTCCTCCGGTGCGATCGGAAGCATCGGCAAGATGCTGGACAACCTTGAATTTACCAAGGAGCTTGAGCGGCGCGTGAAGAAGTACATCCTCAGCGTGACGAAGATCGACGAGGAGGTCTTTGACAAGAATTATCGCCGCGACTGGTTCCTGTTCAGCGACGAGATGATCGAGCTTGGCATTGCCGATGAGATCGTGACCGATCTCGACACTATTCTTTAAGGAGTGATCGCGCATGGCACGAAAGAGTGCTCCCAACATGGCGCAGGACGCGCCAAAGGAAAAAGCGCCGCAGACGCTTGCAGACCATCCGTTTTACGGACTCAAGCTCGACGAGTATCAGATCGCGTTTCGCGACGCGATCTGGAGCGGAGATAAAAACATCGTCTTTTGCAACGCAAAGGCTGGAACCGGCAAGACACTGATCGCGACGGCGACGGCCGATCTTCTCTGTCGATATGGGCGCTACAAGGGTATTTCCTACATTGCCTCGCCTACGCAGGAGCAGAAGCAGGGGTATTTGAAAGGCACAATCGAGGAAAAGTCGGAGCCGTACTTTGAGCCGTTTTATGAGGCACTGGAAAAAATTGGCGTGAACATGAACACGGCGGCGTTCGGCGATATTCTGAATGAAAAGAACGGCACTGCGTATATCCGCTGTATGACACACACGTTTTTGCGCGGCGCGAACTTCGAGGAGCAGGTCGTCATCATCGACGAGGCGCAAAACTACTATTTCGACGAGCTGAAAAAGGTGCTCACGCGGATGCACGATAGCTGCAAGGTTATCGTGATCGGACACGACGGGCAGAACGATCTTTATAAAAACCCTGAGCACAGCGGTTTTGTGCATTACCTCAACTGGTTTGCCGGTGACGAGCGGACGGCGGTGTGTAAGCTCGTAGTCAATCATCGCGGCTGGATCAGTCAGAGGGCGGACGATCTCAATTTTGCAATCGCTCAAAAGAGCATGGGGGATAAGGAATGAGCAAGAAAATTTCTGTGGATACGGTAAAGACGTATCTCAAGGAGACCAAGCCTAACGGCACTGCGGAGGCGCACCTGCGTCTGGAGGACGGCAAGGACGTCATCGTGACGATCCGCACGCATTTGTCGACGGCTGAAAAATCCACGTTTATCGCGCGTGTGCTGAGCGGATGCTTTGACGAGCGCGGCGAGTATCGCCCGGAATACTTTACGCCGATGCTGCGCGCGACTATCCTGCAGATGTGTACGGATCTGCCTGCGCTTTCCGTGCGCGCGAAGGATGGCGGCGAAAGCCAGCTCGATCTTGACGCGATGGATGCGCTGTATGTCGCGCTGAATCTTGACGGTTTTTCCGGCGGCGGATACCGCGAGATGATGAGCGAGCTTGTGTTCCTCACGCAGAGCGCCGTCGAGTGGCGCAAGGCGCGTGAGCTGAACCGAAGCGGCGAGAGCATCCGCGCTGCGGTTGACGCGGCGCGTGCGCTTTTGACTTCGCTTGGCGAAAAGGTCGAGTCCATTGACGCGGAGGCCATGATGGAGTACGCCTCGAAGCTCGCGAAAGCGGCGGACGGTACGGAGCCGGACGCGCTTCGCGACGCGGTGGTCAAGGCTGGCTTGACGCTCGTGAAATAACGATCGAAAGGAGTGTGCGCGATGAAGGCAATGTCTATTTCGGAGGCGCTTAAATACGCAAATCAGAAGCTGCGTCCGATGGTGAACGACGCGCTATCCGGCGAAGTGCTGGACGAGGTTGCCGAAGTCGAGCACGCGGCGATCCAAAGCGAGGTGTACGACAAGTACAAGCCGAAGCACTACAAGCGGCGCGGCGAGCGCGGCGGACTTCTTGACACGGAGCATAACCTTGTCATCAACAACGCATCGCTCAAGCTCGGTGCGCTGTATGTTGAGAACGACACGCCGCCCAATCCGTATAAAAACGGCGTCGGCGTCGGGCGCATCGACGGCGTTGGCGGGTATTCCACCACGCCGCAGGACGAAAGTATCGCGAGGCTTGTGGAGTATGGCATCTACAACCCAAGCGGCTACGGTTACGACTACTGGCCGGATGCAAAGGCACGGCCGTTTATCGAAAAAACACGCGCGGCGCTGCGCGGCGGGAAAGCCGCGCAAGCGCTCGCGGAAGGTCTTGCGCGGCAGGGCTTGAAAGTGATTTCTAAGAAAGGACGGTGAGGAGCTTGGCTGAAAACGACGATTTGATGGTAGTGGTCAGAACACGACTGGAGGCGGATGAAGAGGCGTCCGCGCAGCGGATTTCGGCACAGCTTCCGTCCATCGCGGATAAAATCAATCAGAAGAGCAGTATCAAGGTCGGTGTGTCGCTCGACGAGCGCACGACGGCGCGGATGCAGGGCGAAATCACGCGCCAGCTCTCGAATATCCATGTGGAGCCGGTGAGCATCGGCGTCAAGGTGACGGGCGACGCGAAGAAGATGCTGCGCGAAGCCATGAGCGGCACGGGCATCGAGGCAAGCTCGGAGTTGATGAAGTCCATGACGCAGAACCTCACGGGTATGGACGTACAGGTCGGCAAGATCCATGCGCAGTGGGTAAAGGTCGGGCGCGAAAAGGAACGGCTGCTGCAGCTTGACATCTCCGGGCGCGACGCGCTCGGCAAGGAAATTTCGCTGGTGCAGCAGTATGCGCAGGACGGGCGCAAGGTCAGCGAGACGGTCAAGGACGTCACGCTGAACATCGAAAAACTCAACGCCGCGAGTGAGGCTGCGGCGAAGAAAGAGCAAGCGGCGAGTGACAAGCGCGCCGCTTCTCTTACGAAGCTCGAAGCGGAGCTTGAGAACGTTAGGGCGAAGTATGAGGGGCTGACGCGCGCAAACGGCGTGGTCGGCAGCGACCACCTCGCGGAGCTTAACAAGCGGTATGGCGAAATCTCGGCGAGCATCGAGAGGATGCGAAGCGAAAGCGGTGCGCTGAGCGCATCGCAGCGCTCGGATATTGACGCACAGATCAATGCACTTGAACGGCTTGCAACGGAGTATTCCAAGGCGGAGCACGTTGCTACGGAGCTGCGCACCAAGACGGTGTGGCAGGTCAACGCGGACTACGCGAGCGAGCTGGACGCCTATGAAAAGAAGCTCAAGTCGTCCGGTCTTTTGACTTCTGACTTTGAAAAGCGTGTGGCGGCGCTGCGCGTCGAGCTTGCTGGCGCGTTTGACAGCAAGAGCCTGACGAGCTTTGCGGATCAGTTCGACCGCTTGAAGGGCGATGTCGTCTCTTTTAAGGCGGGACAGGACTTAGAGGCAACGATCGCGACCATCAACCGCGAGATGGCTGTCATGCCCTCTCAGATCGAGGCGGCGACGGCGCGGTTCAACGGTCTTATCCAACCGAGTGAAACGCTGAAAGCGAACATGGAGCAGCTTCGGCGGCTCAGCGCGGCGGTGAACAGTGAGCAGGACGCCAATCGTAAGATCGAGGCATACAACCGTCTCCGCCAAACGCTTGCGTTGGTGAACACCGAAATGGCGTCGCTGACGCGGACGCAAAACACGGGACTTCGCGATGAAAAGCTGTTCCCGAATATCGAAAAGGCAAAGGCTGATTTGTTGACGGTCGGACGGACGTGGAGCGCGCTGAAAACCGACAAGGGACTCAATGCGCAGTTTGAGCAGCTTCTTGTCAATCTCGACCGCGTGAACAACGCCAGCGACTTATCGAAGTGGCGCGCCGAGTTCAACAAGTTCAAGAGCGACGTCAAGGCTGCCGGCAAGAACGTGCAGTCGCTCGGTGACACGCTCCAGAACAACCTCGGCAAGGTGCTTCAGTGGGTGAGCGCGACGACGCTTTTGTTCCGTGCGTTTCGGTATTTGAAGCAGGGTATCCAGACGGTCGTAGACCTTGACACCGCGATGATCGACCTGCGCAAGGTCACGAAGGCGACGAGCGAAGAGTATCGCTCGTTCTATGAGAGCGCGAACGAGACGGCGAAGCGGCTCAACGTGACGACCGAGGCGGTCATTTCACAAACCGCCGAGTGGGCGCGATTAGGATTCGCCTTGCAGGACGCCGCGAAGCTCGCGGAGAACTCCGCTATCTTTGCCGCCGTGTCTCCCGGCATGGAGCAGCAGATGGCGACGGACGGGCTTGTGAGCATCATTAAGGCTTACGGCGTGGACGTCAACGACACGCTGGACGGTATTATTTCCAAGATCAACGAGGTGGGTAA